ATGGGTGGTAGACACAGAGATAGTCGGAGAGAATCGCTGGCTTCGGCTACGCTAGGCAAGGAACATCCAGAAGTGACCCTTGCGGGGCGAGGTGAGTGCTACCACCCTTGGGGAAGTTATGTCCAGAAATAAAGAAAGTAGAAGATTGTCAACAGAACGACATTCAACAAACAAAAAAAGGTCTACAGTAAAAACTCCAACACAGGAGGTTTTATGTTTGAAGAGTTCTGGAGTAAGTACCCAAGAAAGGTCGCTAAACGCGCTGCACAGAAGGCATGGAACAAACTATCGCCTAGTGAGCAAAAGTCCGCTGTAGAGGCTCTGGTGACGCACAACAAGTATTACCAGGTGAAGGGAACAGGTCAGGAGTTTATTCCGCATCCTGCTACCTGGCTGAACCAAGGAAGATGGGAAGATGAGTTAGAGATTGCGCCTACACAAGAGAAGGTTGTGGTGTGGTGGGCTACAGAAAAGGGTACTGCCGAGATGGCGGCAAAAGTAAATTGTCCAGCTAGGCCAGGAGAGGATTGGAACTCCTGGAAGGCAAGGATCTCAGAGAAGCTGAGGGCAGCGTGAAAGTCAATTACGAGCAATGCCTTCCTACTCGCATGAGTAGATTAGCGATGAAGCTGCGGTACATAGGCTACACAGTGGATTTCTTGAAGTTTTACTCGCTTAAAGAAAATACTTTTTCGCTTACCGAGAAGTACCGAAAGCCAATAATGAGGTTTGGGTACGGGAAAAGAAGAATACGTCCGATTGCCAAGCAAAACCGAAATAAACGAACGTATATGCTCAGCCAAGGTTTTGGGCCTTCCATCAATCCACCTGAACATTATTGGAAAAACCCTGAAGCGTATTGGAGTAGGCGTCTATGAACGAGAAAGAAAGAGCATACAAACTGCTTTATAAGCTGGCACAGGAAAACGACTATGTGATTGTCCACAGCCAAGAGCTACGGATTCTCTTGCAAGACCTGAAGTTGGCAACCAAGACCTTACAAGAAACAGAAATAGACATGACAGGAGATATGGCATGAGACAAAAGGTTAGCAGGGGTGAGTTTTGTCTGAAGTATCTACAGTCAAGATCGACACCAGTTACGACTATTGAACTCGCAGAGAAGTTAAAAGTTAGCCCACGGTCTATCCAGAACTCGTTAGAGCCTCTCATTCTCGATGGCAAAGTCATTAGGGGCATGGTCTGGAAGCAATCTTCTCCGGCCAAGAAAGCAGGGCTCTCTTATTCTTATCTCGCAGCAGACTCAAAGGTGAAGAAGAAGATTCTGCAAAACGGGTCTGTCGAGGAAGTATTCGAGATCAACTTCAACAACCCTTTCAATCTGAGGGCATCATGAAGAAAAGACAGATGACTGACAGGTTGCAGGGCATGGCTGAAGATGATTCTGTGGCTCACGTTTACCGGATTGAACCAAACGGTAGACCTTGTGTTGCTTGGGATGATGCAAGCGGGATTGAGGTTAACGCAAAACTTTACGCTGCGCCGCGTAAATGGGTTGGGCTGACGGATGAGGAGATTGACGCCCTGAGCCAAGCACCTTCGTTGACCGATGAATTGATGGACTGCGTTGATCGGTTGGGGTCTGAGGCTGACACTGTTGATCCGCGTGTTTGGCAGCACTTGTTGGTGTACGCGCCGAAGCCTGAGGAGGAGCCGGTGGCGTGGATTACCAATGGGGGCAAGGGGGAACTTTGGTGGCATCGCTCATCAAAGTTCGATGAAGAAGGCAACCTGATCGGCCCCAATCAAGATGACATACCTCTCTACACCGCACCGCCAAAGAAACAATGGGTTGGGCTGACATTAAATGAAGCAGAAGATTTCTACGAAAAATACACTGACAGGGCGGAGCTTATAAACGCCATAGACAGATTCCTTGAGGAGAAGAACGCATGAGCGAAAACAAAAACGCAAAGACACCAGCAGACGGAGAGCCTTTGCCCATAGCAACAAGCGCCATGACGCTAGAGCAAACACGACAGTGGATTGCCGACACATGGAAAAGGTGCCAAGACGAAGCTTGGCGGGAGCCAACCACTAAGACGGTGGTGTACCTGACTGCTGGTAGCTACAGTCTTGAGACGCTTGAAAATCTGGTTAAGTTACTTAGAAAGGTGGCCAATGATGACTAGAGAAGAAATCATCCGCATGGCGCGGGAGGCTGGATTGGCTTACGGATCTGACGAAAAACCATTAGGTTCTGTAACACGCTTCGCCGCCCTTGTCGCCGCGCATGAACGTGAGGCGTGTGCGCGGGTGTGCCTTGAAGAAGCACCAAGTCTTGATGGGCAGTTGTGCGCCGCCGCCATCAGAGCAAGGGGTGAGAAGTGAGCGGTGATCACAACATGTTTCAAAAAGCCACGTCCTATCTATCTGGCGAAACTTTTTGGCGCACCGCTGAAGATCAGGAGCCGCCGCTTGGCGTAAAAATGCTACTGCTAAACCCTGGAGGGGTCTGTGTGATCGGGCATTGGTCGGATTGGGCGGTTGCATGGGCTCCGCTACCAAAGGTTCCTGAGCATATAAAGGAGTTACTGTGAGCGACAACGTCAACCATCCGAGACACTACACCGAGCATCCTTCGGGTGTTGAGTGCATCCAGATCACCGAGCACATGGGATTTAACCTCGGTAACGCAGTGAAATACATCTGGAGGGCTGACCTTAAGGGCAACCAGGTCGAGGATCTGAAGAAGGCAGTTTGGTATATCAACCGTGAGATACAAAGGATCAGTAATGAATCTAAATGAAGCAGCAGCTAAAGCACTTGCTCAAGACGTTATTCAAGACGCGATGGATTCCAGTGAGCTAGAATCACGAGTCTTGGCTTTAGTCAACATGAGCGTAGAACTACACAAAGCAAGCATTGATCTTCGACTACAAGCCGAGGAGCTTCTCAACTTTCTAACGGGGGAGTAAACTAACGATGGAACTCCTCCTGTGTTTGCCTGGCGCGATGCCAGGCTTTTTTTTGTGATCGCTGTCTACACATCCATCTTCGGGAGTTATGACCCGCTGCACTACGCGGTCAGGCAGTCCGTGCCTACGAACTTCTACGCGATTGTTGACGAGGCAAAACCTCATCAGGGCTGGAAGCAGATCGTAACCACGAGACGGTTCTCTGATCCCAGGATGGAGGCTAAGTGGTACAAAGTCTTTCCTGACAAGTTGGAGTTTGACGAGGACTATGTGATCTGGGTGGACGGTTCCATACGGATTACGAGCGCTAAGTTTGTGGAGTACATGGTCGAGCAGGCCGGAGATACGATGGCAGCGTTCCAACACCCTTGGCGGACTTGCATCTACGAAGAAGCTCGAGAGTGCCATGACATGCTTAAGTACAGGGATCAACCCATCTTGGCCCAGGTTGAGCACTACAGGGACTTAGGATGGCCTGAGAACGGCGGTCTTATCGCAGGCGGGGTTATCTGTTGGAAGCGGTCCTACATCAATCCTAAAGCCAACCAAGCATGGTGGGAGGAGATGATGAAGTGGAGCCTGCAAGACCAGCTCTCATTCCCGATCGTCGCGTCAGAGCATGGCTTAGAAGTTAATGTTTGCAACAAGTCACTCATGAACAACGAATATTTTCAGGTGGTTGCCCATCACAGAATGGAGGAGTATGAAAAAGTTACCGATTTTGATATGCACAACAGGATCGCCAAGCCTTGAAATCGCGCTGTCGAGCATCGGTCTATACGCCAAAGAAGCGCCTGTTTATCTGTCGAGTAGGTCCGAGACAATGGACCCACGAGTTTTCAGGTGGCTACTCAACTCGCAGAGTAATTTCGGTGACGCATACAACAGGATCATGGACGATGCCTTCCAGCATTACGATGAAGTCATCATAGCCAACGACGATATATGCCTGACTCCTGACTCGTATAGATTGCTTTGTGAAGATGTCCAGCATCTTAAGGACGCAGGGCATAAATTGGGTGTTATTGGTTGCAGGTCTGACTTTATTCTGGATACCCAGAACATCAGGTATGAGTCTGGCCCAAGAAACGGGATGAAATGGGCAGAGGAAGAGACGATCAGGGAAGCCTCGGTTATTGCGCCTATCTTTGCCTACGTATCAAAGGAGGCTTTTCAAGCGGTTAGGTTCCCTCCGATAAATTGGTTCTCAGATAATGTGTTTTGTCATACACTTACGGTATTAGACTTTAGGCATTTCGTATCAAGGGCTTACGTTCATCACGCTGGCTCTCAGACAGTCGGCAAGGATGACCGTAAAAACCTCATGGAGGCTTCACGATGGATGTGGAAAAACGAACCAGGGATAGCAAGGCACTACCATCTCCCTACCGAATGAAGGTTCCTCCGGTTCCTATTAGGTACGACCGAAAAGTAGGTATCCCTCTACAACCCAAAAAGGTCAAGAAATGAAGGGTCTACTAGCTCCGAAGGTCATGATCGTCATCAAGCAAAAAGATGATGAAAACGAGTGTCCGCTGCCGACACAAGACGAGAAGCTCAACGAGGAAAACAAGCAGATCGCCAGGGAAGAGGGTATGTACGGTCCTGAACGAGAGGGCGACACTCAGTTCTGGCGCGATCTCGGTGCAAAGTGGCGTATCTCTGCAAGCCAGGCTCAAGAGAGGCGCTGCGGTAATTGTGGATATTTCGACATGGACATGGAAGATTGCCTGCCAGAAGGCGCGGGTTATTGCCATCAGTGGAACTTTATGTGTGCGCCAGATAAGTCTTGCGCTTCTTGGGAGATGGGCGATGAAGAAAGCGATATGGGAGAAGGCGAGACCGAAGAAGCTGGGGAAGAGTGAACCTCTTTCCAAGTCTGAGAAAAAGTCCGCTAAGGCTATGGCCGCATCTGCTGGCAGACCCTACCCTAATCTTGTGGATAACATGAGAGCAGCGAGGAAGAAATGAAAAAGACCAAGGCTGAGAAAAAGATTAGTAAGGTTTACAACGAGTTCAAGGCTGGCAAGCTACATTCAGGCAAAGGTGGCCCGATTGTAAAAAGCCCTGCTCAGGCTCGTGCGATTGCGCTTTCTGAAGCCGGTGTAAAGAGAAAAAAATGACTGCCGCTTGGACTAGGAAAGAGGGTAAGAACGCTAAGGGTGGCCTGAACGAGAAAGGTCGGAAGTCTTACGAGGCTGCAAACCCTGGTTCTAACCTGAAAGCTCCCGTTAAGAGCGGCGATAACCCGCGTAGAGCGTCTTTCCTAGCGAGAATGGGTAACATGCCAGGCCCAGAGCGTAAACCTGATGGGAGTCCCACTAGACTGCTTCTCAGTCTAAAGGCATGGGGTGCAAGTAGTAAGGAAGATGCAAGAGCGAAAGCAAAGGCAATTTCCAGTAGAAACAAAAGCAAGTAAGTGTTGCGCAGTAACAACAGAAGGATAGTAAAATACAGTGGAAAACAAATGGATTCCTCCAAACGCAGGATTAGGCAGACCAAAGGGTGCGCCTAACAAATCTACTGCGGCAGTTAGGGAAGCCATTGCAAAGATGGCGGAACTAAACGCACCTCGTTTTGCTTTATGGCTAGACGAAGTAGCGCAGAAAAGCCCAGAAAAGGCTTGCGATATTTACTTGCGGGCTATCGAGTACCACATACCTAAGCTAGCAAGAACAGAGGTAACGGGTCAGGACGGGCAACCTATGGCTTTTGTTGTGAGGTGGCAGGATGAAGAGTCTCAAAGATAGATTTGCTGAAAAAGTAGAGAGAATTCCCATGGTTGACTGCTGGATATGGACGGCAGGAACAAACGAAAAAGGCTATGGGATTCTTGGGTTAAACGGTAAATTTATTAAGGCTCATAGAGCGTCCTATCTGATTCATAAGGGTGAAATACCGCATGGAATGAATGTGCTTCACAAGTGCGGGGTTAGACATTGTGTAAATCCAGATCATTTATACCCTGGGACGCAAAAAGATAACGCTAGGGATACTGTCTCTATGGGCAGGCTTCGTTTACCAGACAACAATGGTGAAAAAGCGACTTGGGCGAAACTTAACGCGCAACAAGCAACCGAAATTTACAACGCCAAGCAAGGGAAAAAGAAAGGCACTGGCACAGCTTTAGCTAGAAAATTTGGTGTGCATAAGTCAACGGTTTATCAGATTTGGGCTGGAGTAAATTGGGCGCAAACGATACAAGCCGCATCATAATTCCATACGCTCCGCGCAATGCCCAGTTGCAAATACATAAAGCATTGGCGACGAAGCGGTTTGGGGTTGTTGTCGCTCATAGAAGATGTGGGAAATCAGTCTCTGCTGTCAACCATCTCATTAGGGCAGCGATAGAGAATACGAAGGAGGCTCCAAGATATGCGTTCATTGGGCCCACCTACTCCCAGACCAAACGAGTCATCTGGGATTACCTCCTCAAGTTTACCGAGCCCCTTAACGCCACCGCGAATATTGCAGAACTTCGGGTTGATTTCTGGGGCAGACGCATCCAGCTTGCAGGGTCTGATAACCCAGACTCTCTTAGAGGACAGTATTTCGACGGGGTTGTATTCGACGAATTCGGCGACCAGAACCCTAAAATTTGGTCGGAAGTGGTTCGTCCGGCCCTGTCGGACAGAATGGGATGGGCGTTATTCCTCGGAACCCCAAAGGGAAACAACCACTTTAAGACCCTAAGAGACCATGCAGAGCAGCATAACGATTGGGCCTTGCTTGAGTTCCGAGCATCCGAAACTGGTCTTATCCCTCAGACTGAACTCGATGCAGCCAAGTCCGAGATGGGAGACGACAAGTACTTGCAAGAGTTTGAGTGTTCCTTTGACTCAGCAATCGAAGGGAGTTACTACGGACAACTTCTCAATGAGTTACCGTCTGAGCGATTCCACGACATCCCTGTAGATGGTTTAGCTAAGACTTATGCAGCCTGGGATCTAGGCATAGGCGACTCCACTGCAATCTGGGTTTGTCAGAGAGTTGGCCTCGAGACGCGGCTCATTGACTTTGTAGAGAACCACGGTCAGGGACTCGATTGGTATGTCAACTGGCTGAGAACGAATCACTACGAACTAGCCGAGCAGTTACTGCCTCACGATGTGCAAGTCAGGGAGTTAGGCTCAGGAAGATCTAGGCTAGAACTCTTACAAGAAGCAGGGCTAAACATCACGATTGTGCCGAGAATGGGTGTTGACGACGGGATACAAGCCGTGAGAAGGCTGATTCCTTATTGTTGGTTCGACTCCAAGACTAAGCGTGGAGTGGACGCACTAAGGAATTATCGGCGACAATACGACGATAAGCGTCAAGTTTATTGGGATAAGCCTCTTCATGACTGGGCATCTCATGCTTCTGACGCATTTCGGTATTTAGCGGTTGGTATGTCCGAGACAACATCTTGGTCAAAGCCTCTGAAACCTAACGTATCTTGGGTGGTCTAAATGGATGACGGACGATTAAAGGCGATTCTCCAAGGTGAGATTGATAACGCGATAGGTTTCTTGGAGACCGAGACGGTCGAGCAGCGTAAGAATGCGCTTACTGCCTACATGCGTGATCCCTACGGGAACGAGGTAGAGGGTCGCTCTCAGATCGTTACGGGTGAGGTTGCGGAAGCGGTAGACGGGATGCTTCCGCCTCTCATGCGTCTCTTTACTTCTGCTGACCAGATCGGTGTATTCGAGCCTGTAGGCCCAGGCGATGAACCGCTAGCCAAACAAGCCACCGAGTACACAAACTGGGTGCTGATGAAGCAGAACCCAGGCATATCGATCATGCACGACTGGTTCAAGGACGCGATCCTTCAGAAGGTCGGGGTTATCAAAGCATACTGGGATGACTCGATAAGCGTCACTAAAGAGCAGTACGCAAACCTTACCGACGATGAATTAGCTCTCGTCATGTCTGACGGCACGATGGAGATCGCAGCACAAGAGACGGTTGAGCAGGATATTGACGGTCAAGTCATGCGCGTTCATAACGTTGCGCTCATGAAGAAAACAAAGGCTGGAAAGATCAAGATCGAGAATGTGCCTCCCGAAGAGTTCTTGATCTCTAAAGCAGGCAAGACGGTAAGAGATACACCTTTCGTCGCGCACAGAAAACTCATCACAAGGTCTGATTTAGTTGCGATGGGGTTTGATGCAGAGATCGTGATGAATCTGCCTGTCTACAACGATCTTGAGTTTTCTGCTGAGTACATTGCAAGATACAACCGAGACGAGCAGCCTTACATGGAGCCGAGTCTCGATAAGTCCATGCAGACGGTTGAAGTGTTTGAGTGCTACCTAAAGACTGACTACGACGGAGATGGGATTGCAGAACTAAGACGGGTTCACTTTTCGGGGAATGAAATCTTAAGCAATGAAGAAACCGACTATGTGCCGTTTTACACCCTCTGTCCTATTCCGATTCCTCATCGCTTCTTTGGGGATTGCCCTGCTGACCGTACAGTTGATCTCCAGCTTATCAAGACTACTCTAACGAGGCAGATGCTTGATAACCTGTACCTACAGAACAACTCTCGTATGGGAGCAGTTGAGGGTCAGGTCAACCTCGATGATCTCTTAAGCGTTACGCCTGGTGGTGTGGTTAGGATGAAGAATCCTGGCGCACTTGTTCCCATCCAGGTCAATCCTGTTGCTCAACAGGTATTCCCGTTCATGGAGTACCTGGATTCGATCCAGGCCAAGCGTACGGGCGTTACAGAGGCTTCCCAAGGGTTAGACCCCAACATCCTACAGAACGTGACTGCTGCGGCCATAGCAGCCCTTACGCAAGCCTCACAAGGCAAGATTGAGTTAGTCGCTAGGATCTTCAGTGAAACAGGTGTAAAAGACTTATTCAAAGGGTTATTACATCTTCTATGCAAGTACCAGGACAAAGCAATCATCATTCGGATGCGCGGCCAGTATGTTCAGTACGACCCGCGAGAGTGGTCGAACCAGTACGATTGCACAGTGAATGTCGGACTTGGTACGGGGAACATCGAGCAAAAGATGGCGATGCTCTCAATGGTTCT